GGCGCTACATTCCGCAGGCTACCGATGCCTACTGCAGGTACATGATGAGATTGTGATCAGCGTGCCCGAAAAAAAGGACGCTGTAGAAGCGTCCAAACTCATGGTCAATGCGGTTGAATTAGCCGTACCCAGCAGGGTTGACGTAGAAGTCGGTCCAAACTGGGGCTCGGCTAAATAAAAAGGGGGCCTTGGCCCCCTTTTTTAATAACAATTTGTGTTGCAATTGTTACCGTAGCAGCATGTCGTGCATGACGTATACTTTCCGTTGGCGTAGTAGGTATGTGTAGCACACGCCGCAAACACCGCTGTATTGGCGCACAGCACCAAAGCTAAAGCAATTACGTTTTTTACCATTTCAATTCTCCTTTAGGTTACATCTTCACCACGAAATGTGGTATCTGGGACAATCTCCAACAGTTTGTCCAAGTAATGCCTCGCTTTTAACAAATCGGCGCGAGGCGTGCCCTTCTCCTTGTAACGGCTTACATATTTGACAATGTTCCCCTCCAAGTAGCCTAGGTTGTTCGACACAATGTAGTCCCAAGGCTGTATGGCCTTGGACTTGTAATGGTCCCCAGAGACCTGTGTTTGGTTTGCTGAGACGGAGTTATTGCTCATCTTCGTCCTCATTCATTAAAGCTAAACGGGTTAGCGCATAAATATGCTCAAGTTTATGGCGAAGCCGCAGCGCCTCGTCCAAAGCATTATCCAGCCGCGCACGCATCACCCGGTTCTCCCTGTGAAGTTCCAGCTGCGCTAACTGCTGCATATGCGTCTCATTGCGCAGATCAGCCACTTCCAGATCCAAACGCTCAAACTCTTCTCGATCCATCTTCGTATCCTTCCCTAAAAATAAACTTACTGCCAACCCTACTTGGGCATTTTAAAAAGTTAGTGCACCCGGGGCGCGTGTCTTCCGGATTAAACGAATTGCCTGTGTATGGACCTACCGGCACAAACCGAGTAACCTTTGTCGCCTTAGTCACCTCAATCAAGTCTAAAGGAAATTTAGACTGCAGCTCAAGATACCTCTCGAAACCCTTGTCAGTAAGCCTTACCATCTCACCCCTTTGCTCGGCCCACCCACCACGGAGCATGGGGTCCGCAACCATTTTGGTCCACATGGCCTTGCTCTGATTGATCGAATGGGTCTTACCATAAAGACCCTGATCCCCAAAAAGCGGCGCTTCCCCATTAGTCAACCAACCCAAAAACCGATGCGCACACGTCTTCGGCTTTGGAATAAATATTTTTGTATAACTCATGACAATCTAACTCCTTGTTTTTGTATCAACTCCGACTGCTCCTTTGCGATCTCCATCTCAGCAATGTCAGTCACACTCTGCATCAGGCTCATGATCGTCGCCGACTCCGTCATCTGCACAAGCAAAATCAACTGCTCCAACTGCGAGAAGTTAAATGAACTCCAGTCCAAGTTGTCCTCCTCCGCAGGCAATAACCCCGCTGCGCGGATCAAGGCCACCGACATTTCCCTGTTCACATGGGGCTCCTTTAGTTTCAAATTCTTCAATGTGTCTATCTCATGCTGCATATAGTTCATTGTGCTCTATCCTTGTATGTTGTGTACCGCCAAGCGGTAGCTTCTTTATCAATGCGTTGCCATACCGCTTCGCGTTCTTCATCTGTAAAGAAAGGCCAGTTAGCCACCTCGATGTACGTTCGACCGCACCCCTTGCACACCTCATCGAACAGCGTGGTGCAAACGGCAATGCAGGGCGAGTCAGGCCTCACGTGTTCTTCCCCTTTACTATTGGTGCCCACTTGGTACGCGGCTCATTAGCGTGCTTGATATAGAAATGAATCAAGTGGTCAAAGATCTGAACGTACGTCATGCGCACCCCCGTCTCAACCTGTATGAAATCCCGTATATCGTCTATGCTCTCAGCTATTTCCACAGTTATGCGCTTAGTCATGTCTTCTCCGTTATGGCCGTGGCCCGCCCACCACGAATCTCAGACTTCACCAAATCTAAGGCCCTCTCCATTTGCTGCACATTGATCACGTCTAACTGCGCATCATGCAACTCCATCACCGTATTCAGCGCAGCCATCTCATCACTCTTCAATACAAACCGACCAAGCTCCATGGACCGCGCACCAACCGAGCGCAACGCCTCCAACCCAGCACGAACCTCCGAGCTGTACTCACGGCCCACGCCCAAACGATACAAAGCCTCTGTCATGTTCACCGCCGCAATCAATACATCAATGTTCGCCCTGTTCGCCTTGCCCGTCACCAACGCCTCCAACGCAGAATGAGACCGCAGCCGCATCGTCACCAACGCACTACCATGCTCCGCTATCGGCGTGAAACCCTGCTTGATATAGGCCATCGGATCAAGGATCACGCCCTTAGGCCGATATTTACTCTTCTTTCTCACCTAAGGCCTCCCTTATTCATAATTTAAAAATGGCAGACGCCACCCCTATAACAAATGCTACCAACCCAACAGCTGCAATGGCCGTCACCGCCCATACCAATATGTCAGCCCACTCACTAAACCCATCATCCAACTCCCGCCAATCCCCAACAGGACGCGGCTCCACCGGATTTTCCTTAGTGTCTCGTTTCACCAGCATCATCACCCTCCTCATCAGATTCATCATCATCTTCCTCCTCAATATCAATCGTCTGCACTTTCGTGTCCCGATACGCAGACATCACCGCCCCCAACAACTCATGTAAATCCATACTCTGCAACTTCGCTAACGCCGCCACAGCAACCACCATCCCACCTAATGACCTAGGATCCTCCATATCCTGCGGATCATCTCCCCCTATATACTCCAACAACAGCCCCGCAGCTATCGCACAATCTTCACGAAACTCACCATCATCCGGGTTATTAGGATCAAACATATATGCACTCTTAGTTAAAAATTTAGTTACGTTTATCATAGCTCGTCGTACCAATCATCTATCTGAATGAATAAATCAAAAAAATCATCCTCAGTCAATAACGACGTAACATCCAAGGTCCCCGGACCATGGACCACGCTTACCTTGAAAATTCTGGACTCACCATTGGCATCTAAACCATATTCGGCCTGCACGGGCAAATTAAGTAATAAGTCTGCCGTGTACCGCGCTTCAGGGACTAACATACACTATCCTTTCTGTTGTTCACTTGTTAAGATGGGTACAGTTTAGGTTCAGGAGCTACAGAAGTCAACCAGTTTGTGTCGAAATCCATAGGGGTTTACCCTAGTAAATGGCTGTTTTTGCGGAAACCTATAGAGATATTTCTGGAGAAAATAAAAAAAAATATTTTTTTGTGAGATTTGACGTAATAGACGTAATGCCGTAATAAGTGAGTGTTTATGCGGGTTTTGAGCTAGTCGGTGACATTACGTCTGTATTTTAGACGTAATTTTCTGGGGGGTTGTCGCATTTTAATTTTTTAGTTTTAATTTTTCTTTTTCTCAGACTGCCCTATATAGGTTTTGAAAATAGGTTGAGGCCCCTGTGTACACTAGATATACTTGGGCAACAGATAACACAAGGAAATCGTTTTGATACAGATTGAAGCAGGGATTGTAATCCCTAGTCACCGTTCGATGTACCCGTTTTCAGAGATGCTACCGGGCGATAGCTTTCTTGTACAAGACCGTAAGAAAGCAGACTCGGCTAGAGTAGCCTCTATTCGCTTTGTCAAGCGTCAAGAGCCCGATTGGGCCTTTGTTATGCGCAAGGTGTCGGATGGCTGGCGCATCTGGCGGACTGCCTAATGCCAAAGCGTGACGTTTGGAACGTTCCCCCTGTTGTTCCGGACAAGGCGAAGAACCGCCTTGCGACCGAAGTAAAGCCGCTGCGCAAGCAAAAGGTATTGAATGCTAAGGAATGGAAGTTTGTCCAAGAGTATGTGTCTGGAGATGGCCGGGTTACTTTGAAAGAGGCGGCTATCCGGGCGGGGTATAAAGAGGGCAGCGCGTCGGTTATGGCGTGGAAGTTGACCAACCCTAAAGAGTATCCTCATGTTGTGGCTGCAATTCAGGCATATCGCGCCGAATTGGCTTCTAAGTACAACACCAGCTATGAGCGCCACATGCGGGACTTGCAGGTCATCAGGGATAAGGCCATGGACAGCGGAGCATGGGCGGCTGCGGTGCAGGCGGAGTACCGCCGGGGCCAAGCCCTTGGGACTATTTATGTCGAGCGCAAAGAGATTAGGCACGGCACTATTGACAGCATGAGCAAAGAAGAGGTGCAGCGCAAGCTGGACGAGTTAAAGCAGCTGTACGGTCCCCCGCCTACTGCCTTGATCGATGCGGATAGCGGGCAAGTATTGGATACCATTGAGCGGGAAAAAGACCCTGTTTTTGATCCCGGCGTGGCCGAACCGCCATTAGATATTTTCGAGCGGGATAACGACAATGGCCCTGACGCCTGAGGCTAGGTTTTCCGCGAGGGTCCGCGATGGGTTGAAGGCTTGTGGCTGTGATGTTGAGCGCATTGAAAACCGGGTGAACCTTGGGGTATCCGATATGGTTATTGGCGTCGGCCCCTTGTTTGTCACCGTGGAATTGAAGGTGGTTACCCGCGGCTTGCAAGTGAAGCTGCGACCGCATCAAATATCGTTTTTAACCCGGCATGCCTTGAAGGGCCGCCCGGCTTTTGTCCTTGTTAAATACGATGCTGCCGACGAAGTGCGGTTATATCATGGCCGCCAAGCTGTCGAGCTTGCGACCGAGGGCTTACGGCTGCAGCCGATAGCAGCGTGGCCGTCCCGGGGCATGGCTTGGGATAAACTATCAGAAGCCCTCAGCCAATAAAAAATAATCATTGGACAGTCGGGCTTGCTGGGTTATTATTGCTTTGCGTTTTCGCAGTTTAAGAAAGGATAGAGAGATGACACATGATCAGTTTATTGACCGGCTGGCCCTAGAGGTTGCCGACAGCATGGACCACATGAGCCTTTGGTCTTTTGCTGTTCAAGTATTGGGCGATGAGTATTCACGCCTTAGTAATGACGAGCTGGCCGCGACCGTTGCGAGCCACGCCCCCCAGCTGCTTGACGATTTGATGGAGTTGCCCAAATGAAAAAAGAGCCTGATTATTTCGCTATCTCCCGTGTATGGGATGAAGGCGTCGCTTGCGCGGACTGTATGTATTGCCACACCAGCAAAGAGCCCCGGCCATATGGTGAGGGCACCGTTTATGAGACTTTCCGGGAATGCGATATTCTGGACGAGCTGGCCGACGGGGATTGCCCCGGCCTTGAAACAGAAGAGGAGGACCAATAAATGAAAACCCGCTACAAATACACCGTTATATTTGAAGGCG